GCCGTCGTGTGACTGCTTCCAGATCATGTGCCCGTGACTGCACTGCGGTGCTTCTTGCACCAATTCCCCGCCCAGTTGCTTGGCAATTTCGTCCATTGATGAACCTAGCGACGGAATGCCAGACTGCTCGGCTTCAGCTGCCGTTTTGTAACTTGGCACGTCGCCAAACTTTGTCGTCCAGTAATCGGTCGAATCTGTGTTCGCGATCTTGGCTGGTGTGCGTTCGACCTGTTCCATGATTTCCTTCGTGCTTCGTTCCGCACCGCCCATGACAAGTTGCTGAACGCGCATAATTGCGCTCGTAACCGTATCCTCGACAAACCAGCGTTTCATGTTTGGCTGGTACGCCCCCTGATAGCCGTACGCGTAATCAATGCCCGCTGGTTGTTCGTCGGCTTGCTTTCGAAACGCTTTTGCTTCAACCAAAACAAAACCCTTTTCGGCACTAAATTCCACAATGCGGGTTTCAATTCGCCCGTTTGGGTATGTCAGCAACCAACGTTCCAGTCTTTCCCGTGAAGCCTCGTAATTGTCCAAGAACCCCATTAGTTGACCGCCTTATTGCTTAGGTGGCGAACCATTGCTTTACGTCGTGCCATGCCCTCACGCTTGCCGTCTTTAAAGCCTTTTGCGTAACCAACCGCAGCCCCAAGCACCATAAGGATTATGACAAGCACCAAACGACCCAACGTTTGCGGGTCTAATAGATCAAGTACCATTTTTGAATTCTCCCGATTCTAGGCGGTAAGTGTTACCACCTGAACTCAGGGTGACGCATGAACAACGCGCGGTCAAGAACCTTGCGTGTTTGTCGGCGTGTCTAACGGCTTGGGCTTAGATTTCAGTCCATTGCCAGCAAGTACCCCACCCAATGAACCAGTCAAGAAAATTGCCAATGTTTTCAACAAGTCAATAAAGGCTGCGTCGTTCGGTGCTTGCGCGCTGACTGGTTGGGTGACGAAAATTAAAGCATAAGTTATGCCGACGGTTACGATCAAAAACACTGCTGCAAGGGTCGAACCAATTATCAAAATCAGCTGCGCGTGAATTTCTTCAGGCGATTTACGGCGTGCGGGTCTGTTTCGATTCAATTCCAAGTAAGTCGTCAGTGCATGTTCCAGTCGGGATACACGCGGGGGGTTGACATTCCGCTTTCGACCAGTTTTCAAATTCTTGGCACTCATAGCGCACCCAGCCGTCATAGCCGCAAGCAGACATGGTTAGTGCAAGTGCCCAAACCAACCATGCTGCCGCGACTTTTCGGGCTACTTCCCCGTTAACCCGAAACTCGTATCCTGCGGATTTAACCAGCGCAAGATTACTGGTGCAACCGCTGCAACACCTGCCATTGCTAGTGTCTTAGGGTCAGTCACTCCCGCCATGTATAACGCAAGTGCTGCTGCCATAAATGAGCGCGCCCACGACGCTGCTAAGGCTTTGGCTTTGTCCATTTTTTTGTCTCCTTCTTTGGTTTGTCTCCCGAAGTTGGAACTGCAACCGTTGGAAATTCGCCCTGATACGGAACGAACTTTGGAATTCCAAACCCGACGATCTCTTTCCCTGCCCCGTACGAACGAACCTTCACCATGACCATTCCGCCATTGCGTTGGTCGCCTGTCCCGCTGGTGTTGCCTTCGATCGTCAGGCAAGTCTTTGAATCGATAAGTCCGACAACAATTCCAATGTGTGAAATGCGGTCAACTCCGTCATGTGGGAAATCCATAAATGCTAGATAACCCAATTGCGGCATGTTTGACCACCGTTGCAACTCTTTGAATTTATGTGCACCCGCTGACGTGCTTACGACGTTTGGAATTTTAATTCCAGATTGTGCGCAACACCAAACAACGAACGAACCGCACCACGGCAAACCGTCTGCCTTTGTAAATTTGCCGTACTTGGTCAGGTTGTCGCCTTCCTCAACCGTTCCAATTTCAGCTGCGGCGACCTCGATCAACCGTGCGTTTGTGCCGTCTGGGTAAGTCACGCTTCTACCACTGGTTCTTTTCCTGGATAAACAAAAGTTGGGTTGTCATTGTACTTAGCACAAATTGCTTCTCCCCATGCTTTTGCGCCGTCTTTACTATCCCATGCGCCAACCTGATCTAATTCCACGCCGTCTTTCAACAAGTGAACAATTAAATCTTTATCTACTGTGTAAGTGTACATTTTATCTCCTTAGAAACTTGTTTGTATTGCGCCAAAACTTCCGCCAATAACTATTCCTGTCGCATTTACATAACTAATAATAGTTGAGCCAGATATTGCAGAACCATTAGAAGAAAAAGCCATACCGTGTATTTCTGTCTGTGAATAATCAACGTGGTCATTAACTAAAGTTGTACTATAAGTAGTTCTAAAAGAACTACCAAAGGTATAAATACGGTTGTTGTATATTCTCCAAGTCTTTGCCGCGCTCGATGTGGTAGTTTGAGAATAGCCTCGTAATAAAGTGGTTGCAGTAGCAGCTGTAATATCATCTAATCTTTTTATTTGATTAGATGTTTCAGTAGTAGAATAATAAATAGTACTGCCCGATAGTTCCATTTGTTTTATTTCTTGAGTTCCAATATCCTGCTCCGTCCAAGTACCAGACGGAGTGGTAGCATAAATAAAATTGTTGCTAGTCACTCTATTAGCACCGATTACCCAATGTGTGCCATTGTATTCAACGCAGTTGTAACTTGTTCCTACGCTGACACTTTGTGATTTTCTAGTCCAAGTTAAACCATCAGTAGAATAAGTAAGCCCGCCTGTGTTAGTAGCACCGCCCCCTTCACCTACCGCTACCCAAATTGAATCGCGATAAACTACTTTATTAATTTGGTTGCTTGCCATATTTGCAGTACGCGCCGTCCAAGTTATGCCATCGCTTGAAGTTGTTAAAACCCCACTTTGCCCAACTGCGACCCACAAACCATTTCCAAAACCAACACCATAAATATCGTTTGCCCCAAAACCCGAAGTACGAGAAGTCCAAGTAATCGCATCAGGTGAGGTAAAAAGTACTCCACCATTACCTACTGCAACATACAAATTGCTTCCATTGTATTCAATTTGATTAAGTGTCTGTAAAGTCGTGCCTGGTGCTTGCCTAGTTGTCCAAGTAGTACCACTAGCTGCAGGTGCTGCCCATTTCAATCCTGTGCTCGTTGTTGTATCTACTGTTAGCACTTCGCCATTAACACCTGATGAAGCAAGGCGCGCTGGTGTATCAGCTGCCGTTGCCGTAATTAAATCGCCTTTTGCGTCAAGAATTGTCAGCGGGTCAACATTTGACCATGTGAAATCCATGTCCGTTCCAGAAGCCTTTGCAAGCACCTGACCAGTTGTTCCGCCTTTAAGATCAGCAAGCGACGTGTCAACGGCTTGTCCAAAAACTTCAAAATCTGCTGGAAGGTCGGTGACTAAATCAGTGCTGGTTGGCATTTGCCACCCAAAATTGCTGGTTGGGTTTGTCATGTTTTCTCCTTGTCTACGCGACTATTGTCGCATTTTCCCAGTCAAGTGTCGGCGACACGCTAGACCATGTTTCGGTGATCGGAACGTCGTCCCATGCCATTGCCTGTAATGAGTAAGCAAGCGGTGACAACAACAAGGTCACTGAAAGTTGATTGTAAGACGCCTGAAACGACCAGCCTTCGACAAAACCTTGAAACGTGCCGCTGCTCATGTTAAGTGGCAAGTTGTTGAGGGCAATGGCTTCGCCCATAAACACGCCCAAAAGGTTGTCGCGGTCAGCGTCGTCGATTTCTGGGTTTGTTAGGTCAAAAGTGATTTGGCTAAAAATTGGCTGCGGGTTGGCGCGCAATGATAAATAGAAGTTGGCTTGGGCAGTTGCGTCCGTTGCGTCATGCAAGGTCGTCGTAATAATTTGGGCAAGGTTGCCGTAAGTAGCAATTGAAACTGGGTCGCTGGCTGAAACGTCATTGTTTGAGTTTGCACCGTATTTGATTGTGATTGCATTGCGTACGTCGCCCACACGGGTTTCAATGCGAAGTCCTGCTGCCCTTGCATGGTTAGCGTCAAGTTCGACATAACCGTTTGCTGCTAAATAAGTTGAGCGGTGCGTACTGTCTGCATAAGAAATGCGACCCTGTGCGTCCTCGTAAATGTAGCCAAGACCTGACGTTGCCAGTGCTGCAACCAATGTGTATGCGTCAATTGGGTCGCCTGATCTAGCTGCCAAGTCATAATTTCCGGGGCGGTCAATTTCTCCAAGTCCAGTGTTGCCAGCGTTTGCCCATGTTTCTGTTGGGTTATACGTCGCCCAAGTTAAAGCCCCAGGAACGGACTGCCATTGTGAAAGCAAAATTTCTTGCAAGACGTCAAAAATTTGATCGCCGTCAAAATCGCGTGGCAGATTGTCTTCAAAAATAAACTTCGGCAAACGTGCCAATGCACCAAGTGCCGTGATGTTGTAGGTTTGTGTAAAAGTCGTCGAACCTACGTCGCGCACTTCCAAGCCAATGTCAACGACGTTGCCACCAAAAATGGGAATAAACGTGTTAGAAGTGTCTTTAATCTCAACGCCGATTGTGGAATTGATTGAAACTGGGATTGTCGTTTGAGCAATGTCGATCAATTGAAGATTGACGTAACCCGCTTGGGCTTGCTCATAAATGTTGACGCGCCCGCTTTGAATTGTAAGGTTTGCCAAAATGGCGTCGGTGTATTCAACGCCGTCAATTTCAACCTTCCAAACTGGATTCCATTGGGTCATAGTGCGACCAGATTTGCAGCCCCGCCCGTGCCACGGTACGCCGAACTATTCAATGTTTCAACAATTGTGCGTGCAGTGCCCTCACGGTCAAACGCACCCGTTACGGTCAAATTGATTGTTGTTCCACGATCGCGTTCTTCTGCCATGCGGAAGGCGGCTGGGTTGAAACTTGAACTGACAACATTTGAAGTTGCAGTAGCAGCAGTCGCGGCTACCTTTGCGGCAGTTGTTATTCCTGAGGTGCTTGGAACTGTGATTTTTGGAATAGTTGTTGACGGCTTTCCAGTAGGCGTTCCAGTTGAAAATGGCTGACCGTTTGGCAATGTGCCTGAAAAACCAGTGCTGCCAGTCGCCCCCAGTGAAGCGGTGGAAACGTCGCCGCTGCTTGCCAATGCGTTGGCAGCCGCAAGAACGCTTGCAG